GAGCGGCTGTCGAAGGCGCAGTCGGAAGCGAAACGACTCGGCACATTGGTACCCGACCTCGTAGCGAAGAACGCCGAGGACCATAAGAACTACGACGCGTTTGTAAAGTCGACGCTTCAAGCGCGGCTCGATTCGGCCCACGGTGATCCGGGGCTCATGATGGGCGCGGACGTAAACGCCATCATGGCCGAGTTTCCGTTCGACAGCTGGGCACGCGTGCCAGATGCGACGCTCAAATCGGCGCAGCGAGACTTCGCGACAGCTACTGATAACTCGAAGAAGTGGGGCGACTCGCTCGAGGTCGATTGGCAAAATGCCGACAACGGCATGTATAAGCAAATCGATACTTATACAGCTGAGTTACAGAAATATAAAGACTGGGATGAAGCCTATCGCAAGGCCCAGTCGGGCAACGACATTGCCTCCAAAGAATACGAGCACGAGCGCGCAGCATACGAAAAGCTAGCGGGCGAGTGGCAGACATTTCTCGACGCGGATGCACAATGGAAAGCGAAAGCAGCACAGCTAAATGCCGACGTTGCGGCCGGCAAGTATCGAGTACAAAACGCGTGGAAGCTGATCACGAGCGGGCAGCTGACCCCCGCGCAGCGAGACGCGCTGATGGCGGAGCTCGAGAAGGGCAACGTCAATCCAAACCTTGGCGTACCCGACCTTGGTCCGCAGCCGACGCCCCCCGCGACAGAGCTGCCTGGGACGCCGCCTACCCCACCGCAGATCGCAGACCTGCCGGCGCTGAATCTGGACCCTGGTATAGCAAGCTTTTTGGGGGTCGAACCGAATCACGGGGGTGTAGCTGCGACGCAAATCGCAGCGCCGACAGCGATTACGCCAGCGGCAGCCGAGACGGCACCGCTACCCGACACGACTCCGCAGCCATGGGCGGCCCCGACCTCGACCGCTACGCCGCCCGCGACTGGGACGACTCAGACGGCAGCTCCGAGCGGCACTCCGCCGTGGGAGCCGGGACACGTCCCGACGCTGGCGGAGGCTCAGGCCTACGTTTACCCGACTACCCCTGGGGCGCCGAAAGCTACTCCAACCCCCAAGTCGGCGCCGGCTGGGACACCAGCACCAGCACCGACAGCTACGGGAGCGGAAGCAGCGGGCACGACTCCACCGGCGGAACCGACACCAACGGGTGGAGCGGAGGCGGCGGGGACTTCGGAGGCGGAGGCGCCAGCGGAGAGTGGTAACACTGGTGCCATCAGTGCTGGCACAAATGCCCCGACGCAGCGCGAGGTTGGCGCAGGCACCCCGCAGACGAACGCGCAGGGCAGCACTCAGCAGACCCTCGACCAAGCCAGCAGCACGCCCGCTCCGACGCCGCAGACCACGCCGGGCGCGCTCGCGAAGCTGACGTCTGGCGCGGCCATCGAAGAGCAAGGCGGCGACGACGGTCAGAGCGACGGCTCGGCCGGGCAGGCGACCAACAAGGACGAGAAGACAAGCAAGCCTCAGACGACGCCGCCGTCAATCCTCGCGCCGTTTCAGAAGCAGGCGGAGATCGAGAAGACTCCAGAAAGCCAGGACGCATGGGCGTAGTAGATGATTTTCTTGAAGGCTGGAAGCGCAAAGCTGGCCTCGGAGACACGGGCGAAGCAGTCACAAACTACTTCAACAAAGACATCAATACCTTCGGTCGTAAAGATAAGCCAGAAGGTATCGATGCCACGTACGTCGATACAGACAGTGACGGTAATCGAGTCACCGGTCGAACTATAGGGCAGACTGTATCTAGAAAGCCCTATGAAAAGGCGAAAGAAAGAAATCCGGTTTCTACCGCACTAGGCGGCATGGCGGGCAGTGCGACGGTACAGGCGCCGGTGTTCGCCGCTACCAGTGGTATAGGCTCTATCCCTGGGCGGCTCTTACGCAACTATCTGACGGGTGCCGGCGAGCACGCGGTCAGCGAAGAGCAAGGCGGGCTTAGTGACAAGGTGAAGGGTACGGCGAAGTGGAGCGTCGATAACCCGCTGCAGACCGCTGTGAACACGCTCCTGCCCGAGGTGATGCCTCACGCGATCAAGGGCCTGAAGGCGGGAGTCGGCAAGCTGCTCGGTCGAGCTCCGAAGCCACCGACGCCTCCAACCAACAGCCCCGTCGACGAGTCGGAGGTCGATGACGTCTTGGCTGAGATCGGCGACTACGAGGCGCAGCACGGCGCGCAGGAGGGCGCGGAAGCGAAGGCCGCGCTGGTCAAGAAGATCATGGATCGTCGCATCTCGGCAAACGACAACGCGGACGTCGACTTGCCGCAGGTCGGCAAGCCCGCTCGAAGGAACATTGCTAACGACAACGTCAACATTCCGATGCCGCAGGTGCCTCGAGAACAGCGCGTGAAGCGTGCGGTCAATGACGACGCAGATCGGGCGCGAATTCAAGGCGAGACGGCAGAAGAGATCATCGGAAGCTTCTTCGACCACATCAAGAAGATGCCGATGTTCCAGCCGCGAAGTCCGAAGACCGAAGGCATTTTGAACGAGATGAACGAGACGGGAAAGCTGCCTCGTAAAGAGAGCCTGCCCGAGCTCGCACGAGACGCCTACCCAGATAATCTCGGAATAAAGAAGCGGACGCGACTGGCGCTCAACGAAGAGCCGGTCAACACGCAGAACGACCACATGGGTGCCTACGAGATGGGCAAGCAGCGCAGCGCCGAGGCTAGCGACGCATTCGACAAAGCCAAGACCCATGACGAGCGGATGGCCGCTCTCGACCAACAGCGAGACGCCTACAACCTGCCCAAGCGCGAGCCCACGGGGGACGACGACGTCAGCAACATGATCCGCGAGCTCCGCGGCAAAGAGGCAGCGGAGAAGGCGGACTGGGAAGCGAAGTGGCGCGAGAAGAACCTGCTCGACCCCGAGGAGACTGAATAATGCCAGATCCGGCATACGCAGAGCTCATCCGCAAGCTCAAGGGAATGTTCGACTCGAAGCCTAAGTTCGACGTCGACGTAGGCCCCGTCGAAGAGCTCAAGTACGGCGCTGTAGAGCCGCCGACGATTGACCTGAAGAACCGCCCCGAGCACCGCATGCCAGACGGCAGCGTGGCGACAGTGCGCTCCATGAGCATCGAACACGACGGCAAGCACGCGCTACTGCCCACGATCAGCCACGAAGGCAAAATCTGGTCAGACGACGAAGCGTTCGATAACTACATGAAGACGAACGAGCACATGGGGCTCTACCCCGACGACGAGACGACAGACAAAGCGGGCGAGCTGATCCACCAGGACCAAGCCCAGATGCTGCGCGACCGTCGCACCGATCGCTTCAAAGACAACTTCAAGTGGCTTGCCAACGACTCGCGCATGCGACTCGCCGACAAGGGCAACGCTAACCCTAGCCCCGAAGACATCGAGAAAGAAAACAAGCAGCACGAGGACGCAGACGTACTGCTTAGCACTGATCTGTGAACGAAACCGGACTGAGCGACACTAGCCTGCTTTGGCGGGCGGGTCGCATACGTTACAAGCTACACCCCGGGCAGTTAGAGCTCTACGAAAAGTATAGAGCGTGGGAGGCGGAGACGTACGCGGCGCGCTTGCGCGGCGACGTCGTGCATCCTGACGCCGACTGGCCGCGGATATACGTAGCCAACTGCGCGCGCCGCTTCGGCAAAGACTTTCTGGGGCTGCTGATCCGGATTGAAGACGCCATTCGTGAGCCGAAGCAGATCCTAACATACGCGACCGCTCTGCAAAAGGACATTGCGTCGATTGTTATGCCGCTCATGGAGCAGATCTGCGACGACTGCCCGCCGAGCATACAGCCCTATTACCGGCAGAGCTACCAGGGAGTCGAAAGCGGATTCTATTTCCACAACGGCAGCGTCCTGCGCCTCATAGGCCTCGACTCGAACCCGGACGGCTTGCGTGGCCGCTGGTCGAACGGCGTGACCATCTCCGAGGCCTGTTACGTCGACAAGCTCAAGTACGTCGTCCAGTCGATCATCATGCCTCAGTTTCAGGGGCATTTGAAGGCGACTTTGATGATGAACAGCACCCCCGCGCGGGATCCTGGGCATCCGTACAAAACAGAATTTGTCCCCGACGCCATCAAGCGCGACGCCTACAGCAAATATACGATTTTCGACAACCCTCGCCTCGGCAAGGCCGAGCGAGACGAACAAATCCGCTCGCTCGGTGGCATCGAGGCCGAAGAGTGCCGCCGCGAGTGTCTCTGCGAAGACGTCCGCAGCGAGTCTCTAACCGTCCTGCCCGAGTTTAGTATCGCTCAGCATGTGATGGAGCAGAAACTACCGCCGTATGCTTGCGGTTATACGGTTGTAGACCCGGGTACTCGGGACCTATGCGCTATAATCTGTGCGTATTACGACTTTGCGCGCGCCAAAATGGTCGTTAGCCACGACTGGGCCCAGCGCGGCGCCCCCACGAACACCGTCGCTCACGCCATCCGCACGACCGAGTCGCAGGCGTTCAAGGATCTTACGTTCTGGTCAGACAAAATGTTCAAGCGCAACCCCGTCTACCGCTACAGCGATATCGACGCGCGCATGATCCTCGACCTGAATGTGCAGCATAAGATCAAAATAGGCGCAGCGGACAAAGACGGAGCAGAAGCAGCGCTAAATCAGCTGCGAAACGCGTTTCAGAACCAGCGCATCGAGATCAACCCGCGCTGCCGGCAGACGATCCAGCAGTGCGAGCAGCTCATTTGGAACAAATCACGAACGTCTTACGAGCGTAGTGACGCGCTAGGGCACGGCGACCTTGTCGACTGCCTAAAATACGCGTGGCGTCACATCAACCGCCAGCAGTCACCCATGCCGCCCTACGGAATCGTGCTTTCTCGCGATATTCCCCTCGAGAATATTTTTCTGCATGAGGGCGACCTGCGCTCACAGAGCCGCGTGAGCAAGGCAGCCAACGCAATCATGCCTCGCGGCGTTCAGACGCGCGGTCGGAGATCCAATGTTTGAGCTCGAACAGAAGCACGCCGCGAATCAGAATGACCCAAAAGAGCGGGAGACGTCGACGACTGAAGACGCGCTGCAGCTCATCGACGAGTATTGGGCCAATGAGCGCGACCCGGACGAGCTCTGGTCGACGCTGAGCGACAAAGAGCAGGAGTTTTACTGCGCGCTCGAGCGGCGGAACCTGTTCAACATGTACCGCTTCTCGTTTTCGCACTACTTCGGCCTGCACGGTGCGTCAGGAGCGTCGTCACGCTGGCAGACGCAGTCGATATCCTTCGCCGGGCCCGACAACGAGCTCATCGACTTCTGCATGAACGAATATCGGTCATTCGCTGACCAGATTTTCAACATGCAGACTAAGCACCGTCCGTCTTTCGAGGCCCAAGCCTTGAATACTGACTACAAGTCGCTGGCGCAGGTTCAATCCTGCGACACGATGGTGAAATACTACTTCGAAGAGGTCTACGGCGAGAAAAAGGAGAAAGAAGTAGTAAAGATAGAGGGTCTCTACGGCAAAGCTTACACCCACCTAGAGTGGGATCCTGATGGCGGCCGGCAGATCGAATACGAAGAGGAGATTCCGAGTGACCGCGGTCCAATTCCGGTCAAGAAGCGCGGCAAATCAGGCGTTATTCGTCTCGCCCGCTGCTACCCGTGGGAGGTGATCTGCGAACCGTACCGCTCCGAGCTCGACGACCCGATGTGGCGCATGGTCATCGGGGCCAAACGCAACAAAGTCGAGATGATCGCGCGTTACCCGCTCTTCGCCAAGCAGATTGACGAGTCGGACTACGTCGCGAACGTGTACGAGTACCAGTTTCCCGGCTCAGACCCCTTGGCGAAGGAGCCCGAAGGCACGTGCGGCTATCGAATCTTCTATCACGTGCGCTGTATGAGCATGCCCGAGGGTAGACGAGCGATTTTCGTCAACAATGTCTTGGTTGACGACGGCCCGCTGCCGATCGACGAGATTCCGGTCTACCCGTTGTGTCCTTCGGAGCTCCACGGCACGAGCTTTGGCATCTCAGCACTGTGGAACCTGCTGCCTATGGAGCAGATGACCAATCAGGTGCTAAGCGATATGGCCACTAACATCGAGGCCTTCGGAAGGCCGCCGTTAGCGCTCGTCGAAGGCTCCGACATCGACATCGACAGTTTGGCGAATGGCCAGAAGGTAATTTTCATCCCGCCGAACACGGAGCCTCCAAAACCCGTCCAATTCCCGCATTTGCCCGAGTACACCTTCAAGGTCTTGGACATGCTGAAGGCCTCGAAGCAGTCGATCAGCGGTCTGAACGCGATTGCACGCGGCGACACGTCGACGAACATCACTTCGGGCGCCCACGCGGCACTTTACAGTCAGATCGCCGTCGAGGCGCAGTCAGACGAAGCTCTGAACCTCGACCTGCACCGCGAAGCCGTCGCAAACGGCATGATCAGCTTTCTCAAATACCACGCCAAGCACCCACAGCTCGTGGCCATCGTCGGTATCGACGAACGCGCATATCTCGAGGAATTTACCGAGAAAGAATGGACGGGCATTCAGCGTGTGCGAATCAAGACGGCCAACCCGGCCCTCAAGACGTCTGCCGGCAAGATGCAGCTCGCCGAGCTCCTGCGCCAGTGGCCCGGCATGCCGATCAAAGACCCGCAGCAGATTATCGAGCTCGTGGTCAGCGGACAGTTCAAGCCTGCGTACCAGCCGACGCGCAGCGCTGAGCTCCGCATCCGCCGCGAGAACGAGAAGCTGCTCAAGGCGCCACAGATCACGGAAGTGCCGGGCAAAGACGGCCAGCCGAAGAAGACCGTACCCACCGTCAAGGTCTTGATGACCGACAACGTCTCGAGTCATCTCTTCGGCCACCTCGAGGTCTTGACGTCTCCCGCAGCCGAGAAGGATCCGCGCATCATGCAGGCGTGTCTAACGCACATGCTTGAGCACGTGGACCTGGCGCGCAACGGCGACCCCTACCTGGCCGGCGTACTCGGCAACCCACCCCCGCAGCAGCCAGGCGGCCCACCGCCCGGAGCGCAGCCTCCAGGTGGCAAGAACGGGGCAACGGGCAGCAGCCCGACGCAGGCGACGCAGAACAAAGCTGCGGCCGTACTCGCGCCCGACCAGACAGACGACTCAAATGGCGCGTCGATACCCTCGCCCGCCAAGCCCGCCAAGCCCCCGCAGGCGGCGGCATGACACAACCAACAATCGAACTAGGACAACGTAGCTATGGCAGAGCCATCCGCAACGCCCTCGTCGACTGGTACCGGCACATCGGCACCCTCGACATCGGGCTCATCCACCTCCACCTCCACCTCCACCCCATCGCAGTCTAGCTCGGTACCGAGCTCGGGATCTTTGTCTTCGCGAGAATTCGCGAGACAGCTGCGAAGCAAGCCGAACGGCAGCTTCGACACGATCCGGTCCGAGCCCAAGCCAGCCGAAGCCGCGAACGACAACGCGAGCATCGCCGCTAGCCAGGCCCAAGAGCCCACCCAGCGCGAGTACAGCGACGACGCGCCATGGTACCAGCGCTACGAGCAGGGCATTCACGGCGTGCCCGCCAAAGAGCTTCTAGAGGCCTTGGAGCGCGGCACGGTGCCAGACGCTCTGATGGGCAAGCTGCGTCTCGCCATGGGCGAGGACGGCTACGAAGGCTCGTTGGAAGAGCTCCGCAGCGGCGCCATGATGCGCCGCACGTTCACGCAGAAGTCGCAGGAGCTCGCGGAGCAGCGCCGGGCCTTCGAGGCCGAGCAGGGCGAGCTCGTGAACTACCTCAGCAATTGGAAACAAGACCCGCAGCAGCTGCTTTACGGCATGCGGCGGCTCGGCATGCCGATCCAAGAGGTCGCGCAGATGCTTCTGCAGGAGGCGGTGACCGCCGACAAGCTCAACGAGGCCGTGCCCGGCTCGGGAGACGAATGGCTGCAAGCGCAGATCATGAAAGCGGAACACGCCGACTTGTTGAGGCAGCACCAACAGCAAGAGCAAGC